CACTCTGTTCCTGGAACAGTCTTTTCTTATCTAAGCCGTCGTGCTTCTCTTTAACTTGGTACATTATCTTTTCTGCCAAGTTCTTCTCAATCTCTCGGGTTTCATAGATTGATTTGTAGAGGTCCAGTTCCTCTTTCAATACCGAACTTCCACCGAAATGGTCTTTGATTATGGATACTATCTTGTTTTGCTTATTTTTATTGTTTTTTACAACAGACTCGGTAAGCTCTCTCACCAAGGCTTCATAAACAAACGCGGTGTTCCTCTTCTTATTGTGCTTCAGTCTCATCTTTGTTCTCCCTTGCTTTTAGGCTCTTGAAAAGAGCATTTAACTCTTTCTGCTCTTTAAGGATCTTTCTTTCTTCTACTTTATAATTAGTAGCTTCAGACTCATATATACTCGTTCCTTTTGTAAGTCCAGTCAACTCGCTATAACCCGGGTATAATTTGCGCGGGGTTCCAGTTTCAGGTGCGGCTGCTCTGTTCATGTTTTTCTTTCTCGGGCCGGAGGACTTTCTTCTGTCTCCCCCTGCCTTAGTTAATCGTGGTTCGTACCACCCATGCGACTTGGCTGTAGTCGTTCTACCTTTTGAATCTTCTCGTTTGCCCGGTGGCGCTGCGAGTAAATCTCCCTCTTCTGGACCTGCAGGCGCAGATGCATCGGCGGGGGTGGCGCCAGCTGCTGCATCTGGGCCTGCTCCGAGTTCGGGCTCTTCTCCCACAGCACCGGTACCGCCGGGTTCGCCGATGTCACCAGGTAGTTCACCTCCTACATCTGGGCCAGCATTCAGTCCTGCAGTTGCTTCTGCTTGTTCTGCCTCACCCGCGGTCTCAAGTGCTGCTTCAAATCTCTTGTCATAGAACATTTCTCTTCTGTTTCGTACGAAATCTTCATCAGACATACCAAACAGGCGCTTAGCCAACCACTGCTTGGAGAAGAACCCTTCAGTTGCGGATCCGACTATGTCGAACTTAGTCTTCCAATATTCCAACTCTTGCATCTCTGCAATTTTAGATGGATTGTTTAGTGTACAATTGAATGAAACAAGATCCTCGTCCCTATAACCCAGAGTGTACAAGTGTATAATTCCTATTTTTTCAATTTCTGAAAGAACTGACCTCTGCAGTCTCTGTATGGTTCGCGCGAACCTAACGTCCTTCTGTGCCAGTGTCGTCTTGTCCTCCATTGCTCCGTCTTTGTCTGAAGAAATGTAAGCAGTTGGTACTTTTAGAGCTGAAAAGAGTTTGTCCCTAAGATATTTGACATCCTCTATGTCTCCTGTGTACTTACCTCCGGCGATGGGTTCTATTTTTGTTGATGTGTTTCCCCTTACTGGAATGAAGTAATCTTCCTCAACTGAAAGAGGGTTGTATCTAAGGTCCACTCTGCCTGTCTGACTGTCAACAACCTGGTTTCTTTTCATCGTGGTCATGACTTTCTGCATATATTGTTCCACATCTTGAGGAGGAATGTTTCCGACATCGATGTAAAATGCACGGCGTTCTGGTGATCTAACTATTCTGTATGCCATCATTGCATCCTCTAGCAAAGTTAGTTGCCTCCAGATTCTTCGTGCGGGCTCTAAAACAGAAGTTCCGTAAGGATTATATTTATCTTGACCTAAGATTCGAAAATGGCCAACTTGCCAGTTTTCAAACGTGATGCCAGCGGAATTCCACTGATATTGCACATAATTTGGATTACCTTTGTCTTCTCCTTCTAGGCGCTCAACCTCTCTGGTTGGTAGCCCAATGACCGACGTCACCCCAAGACTATCATCTATGTCCAGGTATAAGAAATAGTCTCCGTACTTACACATTGTTCTGCACCATGAAAACATGTTATGTTCAACATTAAGTACATTAGTGTATAAAGATTCTAGTATTGCCTTTATTTCTTGATTATCGCAATTCACAGACATCATTGGTGTTAGAGCTGAATACGTTGTCATCTCGTCTGCATAAATGTCTAAGGCTGAGGCGATCTCTGGCGTATACTCCATCTGATCAAAGTCCACATACCTCTCGGTTCTTTGTTGAGATGTCATATATTGAGCTTGCAGATTGTCGTATGGATTGTATGCTGTTTTTTTGAAATCTCTTCCTGACGCGGATGTAAACTTATTCGCGTATTTGTCCAGGTCGATCCTACGCAGTCGATGACTATTTTGCGTCCTGTATTGAGTCAGCGGACCTGAAAGTAGCTTAGTCAATCTTCTAAAAAGTACGCTTTGCGGGTTTCTTGTGTTGTTTTTATCTTGTTTTGCCATTGTTTTTATCCTTTAAACAACCAGGGAAACTCTGAATAAGCTTGCTGTTGTTTGTTGAAGTCTTCTTTCATCTTTAAATCTTTAGTACCTATCATTCCATTTATTCTAGTGTCCAATTCATTGCTGGACTTTGTTATCGAACCAATGAATGCTTTTGCATATTCTCTATCTTTTTGGTTTGCAGACAACGCAGTGTCTCGAACCCAGCAGCCCATGGCACAAGCCATTATAAGGTCATCGTTATAAGATCTCATAGCTTCGGCCCGTCCATTGGACCAAACAAATGTCTTCATTTCTGACAATAAACGTGCTGAATTTATCTTAATTAGGTTATTTCTGATGAATTCTTCCAGTTTAGCTACGATTAAGGGTCTTGTTTTTGAAGTTGTAGAGAACCCTGCCACCGCGTTTGACATTTGATCTGCCTGATATTCCTCTACGAACTCATGTGTTGACTTGACTGAGTGGTACAAGTTAGGATACCTCATTTCTTTCAACTTGTCAAGTACTGCAAACCCTACTGAGTTATTTTCTACCACCAACAGTCCGTTTCCATATTCTTGACCTATGTCGAACAAGACTCTAGAAAAAATGTCTGGTGTGACCTTTCCTTGATATTCCGCTACTATCTCCATCGTATCCAAGTTAAACACATGACATGCAGAATAGTCTTTACCATCCCCTCTTGCTACGTCTGCCGCAAGAAAGTATGTGCTCTCCTGGTTCCTCTCTTTCCAGATCCAAAGATTTCGATCGAAGCCGGTGCGGTGCTTAGGCTCGCTAGTGTTGTTGATGCACCTTTCAAGGTCCTCAGACGAAAAAACTGTTTCACCTGACATGTTGAAGTTGCACTCTAATTCTTGTGCTATTTCTCTCCTAGACATGTTACGTGTCTCTTTTTCGAACCATTCTTGGTCTCTGTCTGGGTGCTTGGCCCATGGGAGCTTTGTAGGGTAAAAATCGTTGAGCCTACTTTCCGACTCTGTATAAGTCTTGTGAAACCAGTTCCCTACACCATTAGGCGTTGAAAGTGCAATGCATCGACCACCAGTTGAAAGCGTGGGGTACAAACCCATCCACAACTCTTCCAATCCTTCTACGTGCGCAGCCTCATCGATAACCAAAAGGGATAAGGCTTCAGAGCGTCCAGCGTCTCCAGACGTGGAGGAGGCCTTTATTTGAGAACCATTTGATAAAACAAAAGATGTTCGATTGTCTATGTCTACTGTTGAAATCTTAAGCCAAGCTGGGAGTGCTTTGATAATTGCTTTTACTTTTTTCACTAAATTTGCAGCAGTGCTGAATTTCGTTGCTATGACCAACACGTTCTTTTCTCGATGAAACATCATCATCCAAGCGACATAGGCTGCTGTCACAGTAGAGATGCCGAGTTGGCGCGCTTTCAAAATAACGTTAAAGCGGTGATCTTCGAAATCTTCTAAAAGTTGTGACTGGAAAGGATAAAGGTGAAAAGGTATCAGACCTTTCATCGGATGTGTTATCTTTGCGTACGTGTGAATGAAATATTCTGGCTTCTTGCCGCAGCGGACAATTTCCTTCATTATTTCTTGTTTGGTGAGTTTTATCGCCACTAAAGCCTCTTATTTAAGTCCACCGAGGTTGACCATTTTTTCAAACTCTGGGTCGATTTTTTTCTCCGGCTCTGTTGGAATAGCTCCGATTCTGTAGCACTTGTGTACTTTAACGCTACAACGGATACGTGAGATGTATTCTACGAGGACGTCGACTTCACTAGGCTCAGATAGGGACAACGCGTTTTTCTTAATCTTCTTGTATTCTTTTTGTATGAAAGATTTTACTTTCTCTACCATCGATTCCATTTCTCCCTCAAACCCGCTAGAGTGCACTTCCTTGAGTGGGATCTCTGCGTGATATTTGATGTGAAGCCTATCTCCATAAACGTTGGCGCCAAAGCCGTCCATTATTCTTTGGTCAACGAGAGGGTTTCCCTCTTCTCTGCGTAAGCCGATTTTTACTGCCTCTCCGTTTTCGTCGAGAGCGCCGTCATGAGTGTTGGATAGTACCTGAGAGATACCATCAATAATTTCTAAAGTTGTTGCCATTGTTTAAAATCCTCTGCAATAAATAGTTTGCTAATAATAAATAGTTAGCTGTTTGGTCTCCAGCCTGATTTCCATCTTTCTTCTCGGTCTTCTACATATTGTATGTAGCAGTTGAAGCAGCATTCGAACTTCGTCATGAAAAGATCGTCAATGCCGGCAAAAGAATAAGAACCACAAACAGGACAGTTCCTATCGGTTTGAGTTTTGGATTTTTTTAAATTTATCGTAAACCCTTCCGATTCTTCAATTTTTTCTTTTCGCTCAGTTTCTCTGCGACTATGAAATTCTTTTAAGTCGCTGAGATATCTCTCCTCCTTCTCCTTGTCCCATAAGGATTTTGGATTTATTATCGCTTCTTCTCCGTATCGTTCCTTGATGGCTTTTTCAATTCTTGCTATCTCATCTAAATCTCTTTTTTTCATTTTATCACCTGTATTGTCAATATCGTTGTAGCGACTCCAACCAAAATTCCGGATCCCACAAATAGGTACCAATAGTTGTTTGGAGCTGACAGTGCTGTTGATTCTAATTTTAAGTTCTCTTCTCTTAGCGATTCGATTGTTTTTTGATCCACTGAATTTTTATACTCGAATTCTGCCAGTAACTTTCCCACTTCGAGTTCAAATTGCGCCAATTGAAGAGCTAAAACTCTTTCTTGTTCTATTTTGCACCACTTTTCTCTGTCTTCTTTTTCAGCTATGATAAGTGCTGAGGCTGGCACGTCGAAGCAATACCCGTCAAAAGGAGAAACCTCTCCTTTCTTTACAAATGTGTAGGATCCGGGGGATGCCAAAGCAACGGTGGTAAAACTAATTAACGCGAGTGAAGCCAAACAAGTCTTCAATCTTCTTATTGATCTCATGAGGGTTGTCCTTTGAATTTTTGATTATCTGCTTTATCTTCTTTTTCTTAATTGTTGATAACTCTTCTTCTTTGAGTTTAAAATCTTTTTCTATTGTATCAAGGGTTTCTTTGTATTTTAAGTGAAGTTCTTCTCTTT